GTGGCATTAGAATTAGAGATGATGCGCAATCAATTCAACCAGGTGAGTTTAGAGATGTAGATGCACCAGGTGGTAACTTAAAAGATTCTTTCATGATGTTGCCATTTAAAGAACCCTCTGCAACTTTATTAAACTTAATGGGTATAGTAGTTCAAGCTGGACAAAGATTTGCATCTATTGCAGATTTACAAGTTGGTGATGGCAATCAAGGAGCAGCTGTTGGAACAACAGTTGCATTATTAGAGCGTGGTTCTAGAACCATGTCGGCTATACACAAAAGACTTTACTCATCTTTAAAAAATGAATTTAGATTATTAGCTAGAGTATTTAAATTATACTTACCACCAGAATATCCATACGACATAGTTGGGGGTCAAAGATCTGTTAAACAAACTGATTTTGATGATAGAGTGGATATATTGCCAGTTGCAGATCCCAACATTTTTAGTCAAACTCAGCGTATTTCCCTCGCACAAACAGAACTGCAGCTGGCTACCTCTAACCCACAAATGCATAATATGTATCAAGCTTACAGAAATATGTATGAAGCATTAGGTGTAAAAAATATTGACTCGGTTTTAATTAGACCACAACCACCAACGCCACTTGATCCAAGTTTAGAAAACATCATGGCTCT